TGCTGATAAAATTAAAAATACTCATTATTAGGATCGCTTTTTTATGGAAGAGAGAGATCTTAACGTTTTAATGAGAGAAATGCCTATAAAAAGTCATATTCTGATTTTTATTTAACCAAAATAACCTCATTAAAAATGTGAGATCTCACCCTGGGTGTACCCCTTGCCTTTATTTTTGACTTGGAGGACATAAAACTTGATTTTGAGCCCTGAATTTAAATTGTACAACCATAAACTGGAAGAAAGGAAAAAAGCTTTAATATCATCCATCGATAACTGGTTAGAAACAGCACATAATTTCTTAAGTCCGAACGAACATCCAACGCTGACTAGGTCTCAACCTCCTTACCACTGGAAAAGCCATAGTGCTATATCTAAACAAAAATATTACAAACTACAAGAAAAATTAGAAATAAAATCCACTCAATTAATTAATGAAGGCGGATTCGACTAATAAGCTACCGTCTTGACGGTCAAGTTTTAATAGCATAGTTTTCATCATATGATTGCTGCGTATTTAGTACTCCGTAGCACAAATGAACTAATTTACGCATCGCGGCTCCTAAAGCCAACATTTTTGCCTTTCCTTTATTAATCAATCTATTATATAAATCCTTTATGTGGGGGGTTAAAACGAATTGCAGTGAGTGCAGACATGAACAACTTAGCGCGGATTTCAGCAGGACCTGTTTTATATAAGCGCACTCGACCATGCACCGATGTGCCTGACCGTTTTGCAATAGAAATGACACCAAGATATGCAACTACTTGCGTTGCACTAGTAAAGGTATTCGTACGTAAGATAACCAGCATGTTAAGACCAATCTGAGAGCCAACCCCCTTTATTGATATTAAATTTTTTTAAATCAGGATAGTGGTTTATATGCTCAGCAATAAGAACTTCAAGCTCAGCTAACTCATTTTTCATGTGATGCATCATTGCCTCTATGGACTCAATAACCCTTTTTAGAGTATGGGTTGAGCCGCTTTTCTCATACCGGTTACGCTCACGCTGGATATCCTCTAATAACGCGTCCCGACGGCATAGGAGAGCCTTCAATTCGCGAATTTCTATAGGGGGAGGTTGCCAGACATCGGGTTGTTTTAATGCGCTGTAGCAGGCTAAAGTATAGGCATCTACTTTGTCTGTTTTAGTCAATATTCCCATACCTTTAGCAAAATCACGTACGCGTAAAGGATTAACTATTGCAATCCTCCCCCCAGCCTGATGAAGGTCATAAGCCAACCGTTCATGATAGACTCCAGTGGCTTCCATAACGATATTTGCTTGTTGCAGGGAGGAATATGCTTAGCTAACCACTCTATTAACATACAGGCTGAATGCGCATTATTCAGAAGGGATTTTGTTTTGCGTTTACCTTTAACTCCATCATATAACAAGCAAATATCCAGTTTATTCTTGCTAACATCTATTCCGACATAATACATGATAACCCCCTCTCTTATTGATGCCATCACGCCAATTTCACTTGTATATACAGAGTCATTGCTCTTGGTTACCGTTCAATATTGGTGCTGGCGTGGAAGGTGAAACAAGGGGCTTTAGCTTATTAACAAAATCTCGCTTAAATGTGCAATTTGAGACTCACCTTGTTTCTTATGATGGGAGCTAACCACCATAATTACTATGATACAAGCTTATTATGTGAATCCAAGTGTATTAATAAATTCAGCGGAGGAAACAGCGGCATTGAAACTTCGAATAAGTGAGTTGAGCTTTGGACTAGCGGCATACTGAGCAAGAATAGTTGCTCCCACATTTTCCATTTATGAACCTACTAATTTCACAGATATATTATCAACGTCAAGCGTTGGAATTTCATCAATACCAAAACTAATTGATGTTAAATAAGTAGTACCGTCACGACTAAGCGTAATATTATAAATATCAACACTCGATATATCTATGTTATAAACACCTGAATAATATCTACCAGCAAATAATGTAGATGCTATTCTTGCTCGCGTTCCACCGTCTTCACCGTTAAACGCTTGTGCTATAGCTGACTTAACTTGTGTTTCAATATCAGCAGGAAGGTAATCGCTATCAGCAAGTGAGACGTCAACATAGACACGAATGGGCGCTGGTATCACATATTTAATCTCATATTCGGGGTAAGGCTGAACGTAGTTTTCATCATCCACAATTGAGTGAATTGTATTTCCGTTCGTAGGAATACCTGGAGGCTTTTTCTTCCATATTGCTCTAGCGACATCCTCAGTCTTTCCCCCATACACAGCACTATAAATAGAGTTCGGCTCTATTCTGTATTTTGATACCCCGACCATTTTACTACCGAAGTATCATTTGAAATAACGTATGCGTCTGACACGCCATTTACTTCTAATACTGCCGCATAAATGGCATGTAATGAGTTTGTCGCATTTTTAGCAACATATTGTTTACGACGATACTCAAAATTAGCGCGGGTTTCTTCATTAGTACCAAGTACGCCAGCACTCGCATTACTGATATCAGACCAGCCGGGCACCGAGCTATAAATCGTGTTCAAGTCATCAATTTGGCATACTAACGGCCCCGTTGTTGAGTTTTGGAAAATAACATCAACAGAGCCGCTGTCAGGGATCTTAGCCTCTGTTATTGAATGATAAAGATACCCTTTTTTATCTTGAGCAATACTACCAATTGGAATAACAGTATTAACTAACGCGATGCTCGACTTTTATGATGAGTTGAAATGACATAGCCGCTCCTTTATAACTTTAAGTCGTCAAAAATAGAGAAATAAAGGAACAAAAGGCTATGTCACAGCAAGATTTTATCATTTGGGTGTTTTGTTGGGTAGATGACAATTTAACACAGTTACAGCAAGGTATGCGATGCAGAAGCCGGGGATATCCGCCTAAACTGAGCGATGCAGAAGCCATCACGATGGAAGTCGTGGGTGAATTCTTAGGTTTTTCAACGGATAAAGGAATTTGGACCTACTTTCGTGACCACTGGCGCGAGTGGTTCCCGGGGTTAGGTTCACGCGCTAATTTCGCTAAACAGATTTCGAATCTTTGGGTTGTTAAACAACAACTGCAAGAAAAACTGGCGAGGTTATTGGGCGCGCTCGACAGGCCGGTACATATTATCGACGGATTTCCGCTGCCCGTCTGTGGATTCAAAAGAGCAAAAGGCAGTGCCAACTTCAAAGGACAAGCTGATTATGGGTACTGCGCCGCCAAAAATGAAACTTACTACGGCTTCAAAGGGCATCTCATGATAGACGAAATCGGCGTGGTAACCGAGTTTACACTGACGTCCGCCAATGTCAGTGAGCGTGAAGCAACCTGGGATGTTATCGGCTCGATAAAAGACTATTTGCTGGGTGATAAAGGGTATTTAGGCGTTGAATTTAAAAATGAAATGAAGGCAGAGGGTATTGAAATGATAACCCCGGTGCGTGCCAATATGGATGACCCCGTCCCCAGAGAAACGAGAAAGCGCATTAATGCCAAACGGCGCTTAATTGAAACCGTCATTGGTCAACTCGCTGGGCAATTTGCTATCGAGAAGTGTTGGGCACGAGATTTATGGCATTTGAGTAATCGAATAGCCAGAAAACTGCTTTCTCACACACTGGGTATTTTTGCCAATTTTAAACAAGGTAAAAGTCAACGCGACTGGCTTCAACAAGCCAACGTCATAGGGGGCTAAAGTTGAGCATTGCGTTTAACTAACCCAGTGCATGTTACCGTTGTTCCCGATGCTGGAATTCGATCTAAAAAATAAATTCGTCCGATAGCATAATCCGGGTTAATTTGATTGACGATAGCAAGTAACTGATCGTTCTTGTCAGCAATGATAGCCGCATCACTCATTGCTATTTGACCCTGTGGTGTTGTTAAGCTCGTACTCATTGCACCACCCATTGCTGTAGCCAAATCATTTAGCCGCCCATTTAAAATATCAACCTCATCGGGCACAGTTAGACCCGTCTTTGTAAAGGTTACACTTGGAACACTTGTTGTCAGTACTACAGAGTTAGTCATCAGAAATTTACCACCATTGATTGATTATTCATGTCCGTTATTGTCATCGTGCCCGCAATAGTTCTTTCGTTCCCGTTTATAACTTTACAAGTGGCAGACTGAACATAAGGTAACTTCACTGCTTCTTGTTGCATTTTGCTGTTGATTAGCTGAGTTCCCGGCCAATGTCCCAAAATTCGCTGGTAATAAGGAATACCCAATATTATGTCATACCAACACTCACCCAGATATGTACTACAGGCACAAGCGACATCCTGCGCTACAGAATAGGGATTATCAGTAATGGTGATATTTCCAGAGTCATCTAACGTTAAATCCCATGACTCGGTATCAAGAAGAAATGAACGAGTTTGCATTTTCGAACCCTATAGAAATAAAAAAACCGCAATTAAGCGGTCAGATATGAAAAAACCCGTACTGGACGGGTTTAGTTATTATCTCTGAAATCCTGAGCTATTCTTGCCAGATAACTCATTATCCTGGGATTTCTAGCTTTTCCATGAGCATCAGGATGCATTATCGCCAATAAGGAATATTTATTTTCTTCCAAGAGACTTTGAACATATACTAGACAAGCATCATTTTCTGGGCTATTTGATTTACACGTTCTATAATACTGAACCCTATTTGTAGGGAATGAATCAGGCGGAAAACAAAGATGAATATGCATCATACATGATTTATATGCTGCTTCTGGCTGAGTGTAAGCAACATCCCTACCAAAATAATCAGGGACTTCTCCGGTTTCTTTGTAGTGTTTAAAATCTTGCAAAATAGCCCGTTCAAGATCTGGATGTTTTAGGAAGACGTCATCAAAAAAATCTTTCCTTGTATACTCATTTATTGATACATCCACTTGTTCCATTTATCACCCAGTAAATGAAAAATTCCCAGACTCAATCTTTTTGGTTGTATAGGCAGCCAATTCTGATAGAGCAGCTTTATTTATATCGCTTTTATAAATCTTAGGCAAAGTAAATAATTGACGAGAAAAATCATTAAGACGAGTTATCTCAAATCTGGCCTTTGCTATAGATCTCAGATACATCCTCATTTCTTGTTTTTCTTCATCAGGTCGATCTTGCTTCAACATAGCTTTGAGCCCCTGCTCAAATCCTCTTATTGTGGTTTCGCAAGCCTTATTAATTTCTATATCGTTATCGTTTTGAAGCAAAATACCACGAACTTGACTTTCATCAAGGCTTAGGAGATTTAAATAATATTGGCTAATTTCATTAGCTAATGAATCAACAATCTCTCTTCTTTCTTGATATTGAGTTTTCAAATCATCCAGACTACAGATAGTTTCACCTACTTTAAAGCTAAGCATACTACAACCGTCCCTCGAATCCACATAACCAGCAGAGAATGAAGGAACCGACAGCACTCCTCCGAATAAAACTACTGCTAAACAACTCCTTAGTGATAGATTCATGACGTTCTGCCTTATCAAATAGTTTGTGTTATAGTGAGTCACAAACAGTCATAATGTGTCACTATGTATCATATTAAACCACTATTCTTAACCTTACAACCACGCAGTAAATGACAATTAGCCACCTATGTAAGCCTTATTCCAGAAGATAACGAACATTAAAAGCAAGATTTAGAAAAATAGCATCACATTGACATCATTTTGTCATGAGTGTCATACGCCTGATGAAAATACGCAACAATATTGTACTGTAAGCCGAGGATGACTTTATCCACCAACACGGCTGGGGGTTTATAGGTTTTTGAACCGTTCGATTCTATATTTTTCCCGCTGCTTTTGACGCGTTGTAGCTAGGAAGATAACGTTTTGGATTAACGATACATAGCTGCTGAAAAACGGATGAACCCCCTTCCCCCTGAGACAACATTGCTTCATCACGATTCTCATAGTAATACCAGATAATATTCATTACTTGTTTCTCGTTTAGCATCAATTCTTTTCCTTGATTTACAGCATCTTCCTTTTAAGCTTTATATACCGGGCTTTCAGTCGAGTAACTTCCTGTTTGTAATAGGACCTCTTCTACGGGGGTGGACGGATCTATATAATTAAGCCCTGCACTCGCGGCATACTGCTGTAATATAGACTGGAACATACACATAGCGGATATCTTTTCTTACCGAGAAGTGTCTCTGTTTTTTGCCCCGGCACTAAACACGCAGGCAAACAAAGCTCCTGCGACAATAATATTTGATGTTAGATTTCTATACATATTTTTACTCTGGACTGTTGGTTTTTGAACCACCAGATTCTACACCACCATGCACATGTGATGAAAGTTTAATCCCATTTCCTGTAATTTCGCCCTTCGCTGTTACGGTACTACCGAATGTTGCATTTCCACCGTTACCGCCACCACCTTGTATAACCGCACCATTTAATATAATCGATGGTGAGTTCATTGTGATTGAATTTGATGAAGTCATTTCCGTTGTTGGAGCGACTACATTAATTTTATTCGGTGAAACAATATTTATCTGATTATCTACGAATTCAACATATTGTTGTGGTTCTGCGTTTAAAACTCCACCCAGATAAATTGCATCTGAATAATTGTGCGTTCTTTTTGAACCCGGCAATGCCGGTGCTTTTGTTGCTCTGATGCTGCTAATATCACGATCACAGATAGCAATTAAACCAATATCACCAACAACCGGATTCATAATGACAGCACTGTTACCACGCTGAAGATGAAATACTGGAACATTATAGATTATTCCATTCTCGATTCTTCTCCCGGTTCCCGTCATATTATGTACCATCGGCTTTACATCTACGGTTTTCCCATTCGATTTAATAATAAGAGCCTTTTTGACATCGGATAGTGTGGCGTATTTTGTTGAACCTGTTGATTGTTCGGTATTTTTACTTGGGCCTTTTGCTGTCTCATTCTTTGTTGTATTCGACTTGTTAGCAACATTGCTGCTCATTTTCACTTCAGCAATGTCTTGTACCGCATGGAAAACTGCGGTCACAATCAGTAAGGTAACACCGTTATCCTGCCTTATTCGAAAATCGTACTTAATCAAATCATAACTTGTGTACGTAGTATCAGGTGTTTCAATGTCGTAAATTTCAGCACTGGATACCATCTTATCTAACGCTTCAAGAACATCAGAACGGGACGTCAGGGTGAGGTTTGTTAAGTTAGACACGGAACCAGAAAAACCGGTCCATCCCTCAAACGAAAATGTCACATGGACTTCACCGGGCCGCTGCACTTTGTTGTATGATGTATAGCCGCCTTTCTCTATCGGCGCAGTAGTGATTGATGCCTCTCGTGTGACTTCTACTGCAATGAATGATGCGGGCGTAAACGGCTTATCACCCACTCTCTGCCCGAATGCATAATAAATACCATATCCAGGAGATATCATACTGTTAACAGCAGATAGCAGGTTGCCGCTACGGAACGCACTAAGTACCGTTGTTTGATTGAGAGAAAATGCCATTATCCAGTTACCCCCGTTGAATAGCTTGTTGCCAGCGTTGATCCACCTATTTTCTGCCGGGCATCGTTAACCACGCCTTTTACGTTGTTAGCGTCAGAGCTGACTTGAATAGTTCCGATGTGATAACTCTCAGAAACAGAGGAGGTACGGTTGTTATTTACCGTATTCGAATAACGCTGAGCGGCCACATGAGCCCCCGGTTGTGGCATATTCGCCAATACCTTTGGGATATAATCGCGGGTTTCTTTTGGCGCAGCGCCCAATCCTTTCCGCATGACATTTCCCTGTCCCCAGTTATAAGCCGCCAGTGCTTTACTCAAATCTCCGTCAAACATTCTCATTAGCTGAGATAAATATTTTGCCGCGGCTTCCGAAGATTTTACCGGATCAAAAACATCATCATCCATTAACCCAAAATGTTTGGCTGTACCTGGCATAAACTGGAATAAGCCTTTGGCACCTGCTTTAGACACAGCATACTGATTGCCTCCCGATTCCGTCATGGCAACACTACGTAACAACCCCACCGGTAACCCGAACTGCTGCTCAAGTTGTGCTAATTTTGGTGATAGCCAACCCAGTAATTTCATGCCGGTAGTGTTCGGTGACATTTCAGCGGCTACAACTTGAGGAACGAGCGAATCAATCAGTTTATTAATTGAATCGGTCAGCTTATCTAACGCAGTTTTTAACCAATTATTGCTGTATTCCAACCACTGCTGTCGTTCATCCTCGGCCCGAATAATACGGTCGTTTTCACTGCGTTTTTCTTCCTCTTTGACCTCCTTGATTACGGTCGTATCTGGCTGAGAGACTTTACCACCCAGTTTTGCCTGATAGGCTTCATATTCTTTTTTACTAAAAAAAGGCGTCCAGTCGCTTGCCAGATACAATCCATATGAATCCAGTGTATTTTTTGTCTCTTCCCCAACAATCGAAGTCGCGGCTGACTCCACAGGATCATATAACGCATATGTGATAGCGCCGTATATGCCGGCTTTCCCTATAGCCCCTTTGCCTGGTAATCCGCCACCACCTTTCCCCATTTTCAGCATGGACGAAGCCGCGCGATAAATTCCCCATAACCACCCCGCAAACTTCAACCCGATCAGACCAATGATGACATTACCCCAACCGCCTACCGCATCTGCGGCCTGATTAGCGACTGAAATAATAAAACTCATCTTATCAAGAAAACCACTGACCGCTTTTTTAATCTCTTCTGGATGCTTATTCATCCAATCGGCTAAATTTTTTAGCCAGATATTGAAATCATTGATATATGGTAAAAGGGCATTAAACAGAATATAGCCCGTGTTCTCAAAACTCTGGCTTATCTCTGTCCACTGTTCACGAAAACGACGCGCGGCAGCAACAGATTTATCATCCACACCCGAACTGGCTGTAAATTTATCCACATCTTTGAGTGCGTGACCGGATGAGAACCACTGTTGCGCGGCGTACCCGAACCCAAGTTCACCACCGTAAGCTTGCTGTTGATCTTTATTAAGCCTGGGAAAAACACCCGTCAGCTTACGCATGATGGATTCGGTGCTTTCTGAGGCAATATCAATATCCACACCCGCTTGTGATGCCGTTTTTAACAGCGTCTCAAAAGCCGGATCAAGCGCAACACCTGATTTTAGTCGGGCTTTAGCATCATTAATGCGTGAAAATGCCCCCACAATCTCATTTGCGCTGACACCAAATGCTTGACCTGCTTTTGTCCAGCCATCAAGCGCTTTGGCCGACATGCCGAACGCATCAGCGGCAGTACTTAACTGATTGAGATTGCTGGTAAAACTGGTCACAAAACTTTTCAGTCCACCGAGTGAGACCGTGACACCCGCCAAAGCCAAGATCTGGCTCTTTATGCTGGAAAAGAAAGAGGAAGCTTTCTTTCCTGCCGCCTCCATTTCTTTTGCCACTCTTTCGGTTTTCTTACCGGTTTTGTCTAATGATTTGCTGGTTTTCTTTTCACCATCATTAAACGAGTCAACCAGTTTTTGCATAACCTGAGCCAACCCACCGATCCCGGCAATCACAGCGGTTTCACCTGCGCTAAATTCAGCCGCGTCCAGTCCCAGCGTTATAACAAGTTCATCTATAATGTTTGCCATCAGTTTTTACCCTGCTGTAAAACGTAAGCATTGTGATTATCGACCTGAATAATCTCTATTAACTGCCAAAGGTCCTCCACGCCATAAACTGTATCCAGCTCATGGAGCGTTGCTTTTCCTGATGAGATAACGGTCGCTATTGTACCTGGGACATTTGTATAACCGACGATACCGAATGGTCTTGAGATGCTGGAATAGCGCGGTGGGATTACGATTGGTTGACGGTTTTGAAAAAATCCACGTGTAACTTAAGCACCTCTGCACGTAATTTCAGCCGGGTAACAATTTCTTCAATGTCACTGTCGATCAGTTCGCGTTTGATTTTTTTATCTGCCGGATTCGGAACCATCTGCACACAACCCATCAGTTCATCAAGTAGTGGCCTGGCTTCATCAGGAGCAATGCGAGAAATTGCTTTCAATCCAACCACCGCTAATGCAGCCATGCCTAAATCCCAAAAATTATTAGGGATATCCAACCCCTCTCTCCCCATTGCCATCAACGCACGAATAGCCCACCATTCAGCCTGCGAAGCGGGCATTTCCTGAATGTAAAAAAGCTTTCCTTTATCGCGATTATCATCATTCATAGCGATGAAGGTTTCTTTACGTGCCATTAGCTATATGCCTCACCTGTTATTGATTCCCACTCAATGACGGCCTGCGCCGCCTGTAAAACCTTTCCTGCGTCCGGCATAGTTTTCCATTGCTTCAGAACGCCGTTTACTAATGTGTATTTACGCCCGATAGCCGGAAGAATAACCGTCGCATTACATCTGAACACAGCGACGCTAGTACGTGATGTCGTCGCCCAGGTATCAAAAATAGTGCGACTTTCCGAATCAGGCATAATATGAATCGTCTGATTGATATTGCCGTAGATAAAACCCGCTGACAGTTTACCGTCCGCCCCACGTACCGTTTCAGCCAAATCCAACGCCTCAGTTTCGAAAATGTTGTCGGCGGCAAATCCCTGTAATTGCACCCCAGACGGGTATAAATTGGTCACAGTCAGGGTAATTACCGCATCAGCAGAAGTGATTGTGTCTGACATTATTGAACCTCCGTAGATGCCATTTCGAATTTCTGAATACTGCCACCGTCGCAATACCACAGTGTACAGCTTGGGCTGGTGCGATTTGCACGCATAGAGGCAGACATTTCCCCAATATACAAGTAATAACCCTTCGCGATTATTGACGTTGAAACATCAGATCCCACAGCGTTAATAATTTCCAGTTTTTGTGCAGCCGATAATGTTACGCCTGATCGGATACCGCCCCACAACTTAAACCGCTGGATAACATCACTCATTGAGGCTTCCACCAGCGCACGGCCAGCCGTGTTATAAGGGATAGTCTTGTTGGATTTGAACAAGGCAATAACCGCGCCTTGCAAGTTCGCATTCAGCCAGATTTGACCACAGAAGGAATCTAGCCACTTAAAATCACCGGTTATTGTGCCATCAGCCCAATAATTTTCGGTGATATTATTGGCAGCATAATTGCCATAGAAGTTATACCCATTAGCAATCAGCGCATCATAAACATCAGAATCGATCACATCAGGACTGAGGCCGTTCAATTCTCTGAATTTAAACGGAACACGCCCCTCAGTTCGCTCAAAATCCAGCACCGCCGCATAACCCAATACTGCTGCCGGTCTCATATTATCAGAGCAGAAAACAGGAACGACACTCCCGTAGCTGTGAATGCCAATAATTTTATGGGCGATAGTTTCCTGACTGCCTTTCACTTTTGCCGTGCCGCTTGTTGTCCAGGCAACATAGAAATAGCGATATACCTGACTACTAGCCCATGCGGATAATGCAAGATGCTGTTCATCTGTACATTCAAATACCGTCGTAAAACCTGCCCATTGCTGAGACTGCCGTTTTAATCACAGCGAATAGATCAGGAACCGCCGACACTGTAGCCCCCTGAGAAACCGTTGCCCCTAGTGCGCCAGTGAACTTAAGAGCCTCGGCCCCATCACCAGTACCATAGGTGATATTTGTATCTTCCGGTTTAATGCTGGCAGAGGCGACATTGATAATGAAAGCCTTACGGGTGGTATCGAACACAACCGTTACTGTCTTGCCAATCGCGGTTTCAATGCTCTTTGCTGCATCCGCAAAGGATTTAACCCCATCAAAATTGATTGCGGCATTTATTGCTGTGCCATTGATATTGAATTTCAACGCACCAGATATTTTTTGCAGATCGGTAATAGCTACTCCATTAAAAGAACCTGAGCGTAACCAGGCCGATACTGCCGCTTGATTAAATCGGGAAAACAGCAATTGACCGGGCGTCTTTGTACAATTGTTGTACCCTGAAAAATAAATAGCCGCCATGCTATATTCTTCGGATGCACCACCGAAATATGCCGCCACATCCTCTTTAGTCGAGAACGACAACACCGCACCAACAGGTGCATATATATTATCTGTCAGTAATAACCCATTGAGATCAACAGCATTACCCGCTGCCGACAGCACCCCCGGATTAATTCTCACGTCTTTACTGATTGGAATTGCCATGAATAGACTCCACTGTTTTAGTGTTCAGCGTAATGCTGTCGAAAAATAGTTGTTCTGTTGTCACAACGGGGTTGATTTGAGCAGTAAATTCAAATGTCCAACGCGACTCATACTGCTGTTCACCATTAATCATCGTTGTCTGAATCGGGTCGCTGGCATAGAGTGGTGCCATATCGATACCTGATCTCTTGAATAGCTCACTCGCATATTCAGTACGCACCATCGTTGCAATAATGTGAGCATCCTCATGAGCGAACTGACCGTAACAGTCAATTTGACATGTCCAGCGTGTCGTCCGAGTGATTAGATTCTCCCCCATACCTGCCGCTGTTGGTGCGTTATAGATCACTACACTTGTTGATAAACCAGCGCTGTTCAATGGTGTCATAACAATAAAATCGCTATCTGGCATCGGTGAGCGATTTATTTGAGACAAAATAACGCTACGCCTAGGTATTAAGGCCATTAAAAAACCGCGTAATGCGGTTGTTATATCGTCTTGCGTTACATTTATCGTTACCACTATTGTTCCCCTCGCTGCAATGTAACAGCGAATTTGCACCAGTCCGGCCACTCTTCCAAGATCTGCGCTATCAACCACTCTTCACCATTAATAATCAACAGATCACCCCCTTGCTGTCTGGGGCAGTTGACGGCATTAAAATTGCCATTCACATAAGCCGCTTTGAGCATGCCCTGAATATTCAAGCCATTCGTATGTTGTAGATCAGTAAAAGTCAGTGGCTGGATTTGTGCGGTAACGGGTGTTGTGATGTAGCGCGGGACTTGCTTACCACTGGGTGCAATATCATATCCCACACTTATCCGTATCTCTCCAGGTGAGTGCGGATTAACAATCCCGACAGCACCAGATACAATATTATGAAGATTCATTCACTCCCCCCATCAACCACATAATCAACACTGTTCAGCATGTGTTTGGTGTCACGCAACGGGGCGTCAAATCCCTTTTTAGCTATAGTTGATTCCGCATTGCCCGGTGAAGTGAAAGAACGAATAGATTGTTGAATTTGCCCCTTGATAACTTCCCCGGTCATCCGTAACGCTGCATCCCCATTCATTAGCATGTTCGTTGATAGTGTTACGAAAAAACGGACGGGGCGACCTATTACGCCTCGGATCGCCAATCTCGTTACTGATTGCCACCATTGCTACCGAAGTGCCATCGGGATAAGTCGCGTCTTTGAAAAAACCAAAACGTAATTTTTTGCCTTCACCTATCTTTTTGGCTAATTGCTTTAAATAGCGTTTTGCTGCATCACCGCCCTTGATACTATTCGACATTAGCGCCTCTATTGAGTCCGTGGATAGTAATATGACGGATAGTGAGAGGGAGAGCTGCCGGGGACGTAACGCATAGTTCTATATTGCTCTGTTGCCTGCCAGTACATAGCCCCGTATTTTGTCTGCAAAAACCAAGCAGCACGTTCACTCACAACGCCCATATCAGCCGAAACGGAAACAGATCCCTCACTTGCGCTGCGAACCCGCCCCACGAGCGGATTGGCCGCTGTTCCGCTAACAGATAAACGATTAAGTTCGGCAATATGAGCAACAAGCATATTCAACAACAGTATTCGTTGTTCAAGATCACTAACTGGGCTTTGGGCCGTATTGTTAAGATAGAGTGTTGCTTCAATAAAATAGGTATCCAGCAGGACATCACTGACAGAAGAAAACTCCGGGTAACGAGTGCGAAATTTCACGACATCAAAAACGACAACAAAGCCCATTAGCTTAATCCTCTTCTTTTCGCTGCTCGATATTCTTACCCGATTTTTGGGGATCGATAGGCTCTAACCCATCCTTTAACCCGGCTTTTTCCTCAGCTTCCGTCCGAGCCTCTTTGAGTTTTTCCTGGGCAAAAATAAGCCCATTTTTGACTAATTCCGTATCTGCATAGAGCTCCAGATATTTGTCAAAAAACGCTTTATCAACATCATATGTCAGCCCATAACCACCAATAATTGTTGATGAATTTATCCCGTTTAGCGTCACGCTATTCCCATCAATTTCAATCGTTAACCCGTGTGGCAATTTACACCCCACAATGACTGTCACCATTTAAACCCCCAACATTTGTGCAATAGCATGTGGATAACGAATAATTGCACCCCACGTACCGGCTGACTTCTTTTGTTTAAAACTGGATGAGCTCACAACAACCGCGTGTGCCCGCATTTTTTCAGTAAATGAGGCATAAGCCGTTTTTTCACCATCAAGCGTATCAGCAATCAATTGAACCAGTTCCCCCGCTTCCGTACTGTATTCAACCGCCGTTTCAATCGTCAGATTCGGAAAATTCTTTTTCAATTGATCGGTAACATTAACGTTGTACTGGTTAGTTTTTGTCAGATTGACTTCCGCTGTTGGCGACATGCAAAGTTTCAATGGCTCTGTTCGTTCCACCAACCCTTCTGTTTGTTTTGTAAGCTGTTTAAATAGGCGTTGGGAAATATCGTCATAAATTGCCTGCCCGTCTTTGGTTTCCCACGTTGTACCATTGGATTTTCCGTTTGCAGCCGGTACCACCGGTGCGCTTAATCCCGGATCATTCAACAGTCCATAGTTTTTAAGCCCCGCAATACCATAGAAATAAGACTTGTTCATAAACTTGTTTAGGGTTAATGCGCTTGCGGTGTTAAGTTGCGCTGCTCGATTGATACGGGCCATACCGTACATATCCAGCTCACGCTCCCCCCAGACAGTAAATGTTTGGAAATGATAGCTCTGGCGTTCCACCCAATTCACGTTAGCGTCTGACATGCCGTTATTGCTGTGATCACCGTATGAGCTCACTTCACCCGTTGATTCTTCAACCGGGAACTGGGTTGTCAGCGTTGTCCAGTCACCTTTTTTATTTTCACCGATAATTTCAGCCGCTCTCATCGGCGTGACCAACACACGAACCAACTCAGGATCGAGATAGTTAGTCAGATACGCAGGAACACCGGCGTTACTCACGGTCACCATAGCTGGCTGTGCATCCATAGCTAACGTATAGTTACGAGCATATTGGGGATTTAAGTAATCGACGGCCTGTGGTACTACAATGCCGTATTCCCCTTCAATATATTGAAAATCTGTGTGTCGTTTCTTAGCTCCAGGTCCACTTTACGTCCATCTATTTTATTTTTATGGGCATCAATGGACACTACCTGCACCGCCGCATTCCTTCTAGTTCATCACTGAAACTACTTAACCTGAAGCACACCGCAATCTGTACCTGATTTTGTTACGTGTAGATCCCTTTACGATCCGATGAGTAGGCGCTCATTCTTTAGATAATGTGACGTTCTTGCTTGTACTCCCACTACGAAACGGTATGATTCTGCTAAATGTCTTTCAATTTATGCTGACGCTTTCCCCCGATTAAAAAGCTACATGTGGAAGTGTCATCCGCGATGATGGGTGCAGGAATGGGCTTCTGGATATTTTTTATTACACTAGTTGTTATCTGTCTTTTGTGTTCCAAAAAGAAAAAATCAACTTCAACCAGATCGAACGGCAGAAACATCAGTAAATCAAATAACTCATCCCAGCAAAAATTTCCTAATAAACCAGCCAATAACGTGACAAACATGTCTTCTCGGTATCCACAGGCATCCGACGATGACGAGCTGGCAACCTTCACTCTCGTTAATGGGATAACTGTTGAATACAGTACCAGTTGCGAGCAGCCGCGTGAAACCGCAGCCCGACGTAACACGACGCCAGCGCGGTGGATCAAACCGGGAGAAAGCGTTACCATTCAAAATATCGTCATTAATAACGGTAACTTTTATTTTGGCGGACAGTTAAAAACATATTCATCAAAAGAATATGGATATTTTTATAATGATGGTTCAGATGCCTCTCTGGTCAACGATGCATTGCCCATCCAGTCCATAACAAGACATTACGAAGATGAGTCGCTGGGATACTGGCCTAGCTTTTCAACACTATCTCCACGCTGCCGCGGCGCTTATCTTGACTGGCTGGCAAGCGACCGAAGCGATGCGACCTGCCCCATAGGCTATGTTTTTATCTATTTTTACGGTCTTGAGCGTCGCATACTGACTGACGGGATGCAGGAAGCCATTTCTGATAATGAATTTAGAGCGTTATTTGAAGAGGTATCGCGCCTGAGGGCCATATTTCAGTCGAATAACTCCTTCCGTCGTTATTCAACTCAATTAATAGAAACAATGTCGCTTCTCCGGCCTGATGTCATCTTCATACAGAATGAAAACGAATACTTTGCCTCGGGAAGCTCGCTGCTATTTCGGTTTCATCTGGCCACAACTGTTGCTCAGGGAGGGCCTATTTCAGCAGATCTGGCTCTGGCATGGGTAAAATATTATACCGAATATACGCTACGAACTCCGGCGCGCGTTGTGCAGAAGAGTTTGCCGCCCTGTTTAAACAACGCTACGTCAAAAAATTTGGTGAGGGTCTTGTGGTTAAACCGAACAAGACCGGTTGAAACTGGATTATGCCTCCGCAAACAGTACGCTCCGGGGGATTCGTATTGAGCTTCCTGATCTACCTGATCCCAGTGTATTAAGAGCTCCGGTAAAAAAACTGATACAAATTGCGGAATCCTGTACCAACGCTCTGGATGCCTACAGCCGCTATCTTGGTAAAAAGGACACCTCACGTAGCGATGTCGCCGCCATTATGCTCCTTCCCGATGAAATCCTTACTAAAGATGCAGAACAAATGTTCGCTGGTTTTAAAAGCTGGGCTAACGAAAGGGTTCTGGAAAATTCAGGACTAACAACGGTTGCAAGCTTCTGGGCCCGTCTGGATATGTCAGTGCCAGACAAGATCAATAAAAAAGAAGCAGAGTTGATGCAGAATTTCGCTCAGCGGGCAGGTTACGGCATAGTACCAGATATGCGTTATCATTATGTCAAACCGGAACCAGACGGTGATATTGTTTTATTTGCAGAGGGACACGGTGAATTCTTCACACCTTCCACAGAATTCATGTCCGTTTCTGTGGCGCTCCGGTTAGGCGCAATGGTTGCGCAAATGGATAAGAATGTTGACGTCGCTGAGCAAGCTGCACTGGAAAAAGCGATTGAGCATAACAACACGTTGTCGCCAACAGAAAAACGCTCGCTGCACGCTTACCTGATCTGGCGACTTAATACTCCTGCCAGTATGGCGGGCCTGAAAGCCAGAATCGAGCAGCTTAACGATAAAGAGAAATCGGCTATCGGCAACGTTATTATCAACGTCGCCTGCGCCGACGGTAAAATTGATCCGGGAGAGATTAAACAGCTGGAAAAAATTTACTCCAGCCTTGGGCTGGACAGCAGTACCGTTACCAGTGATATCCATCGTCTGTCAACAGCAGAAAAAACATCGCAGGTCACATCAAGTGTGAAAAGTACATTTTCTCTCAATGAAAATATTCTTGCCCGCCATGAATCGGACACGACAGACGTTCGTCAGTTGCTGAGCACGATCTTTGTCGAAGATGATCCCGAAGAAGTACCACCAGTAGACATTCCGCCACACTCGACCACTGGCCTTGATGAAGCGCATAACCAGCTGTACCAACGTTTGCTGGAAAAAGAACGCTGGGCGCGAAATGAAGTTGCTGAGCTATGCCAGCAATTTAACCTGATGGTGGGCGGCGCAATTGAAGTCATTAATGACTGGTCATATGAACTGGTTGACGCCCCGGTTCTCGATGACGACGATGATATTTACGTTGACCTGGAAATCGCACAAGAACTCAAAGGATAATTTATGTCTGGCATTCGCATCCGTCTTAAAGAAAGAGACGCTATTATTCAGTCACTGAAGTCAGGTGTTACACCTAAAATAGGTATTCAGCATATTCAGGTCGGCCGGGTCAACGAGATAAAAGCGTTGTATCAGGATATCGAACGCATCGCCAATGGCAGTGCAGGATTCCGTTTGATTATCGGGGAATATGGTTCAGGTAAAACATTCTTTTTAAGCGTCGTTCGATCAATTGCTTTAGAAAAAAAACTGGTGACGGTAAGCGCCGACTTGTCTCCGGATCGCCGTATCCATGCTTCAGGCGGGCAGGCGCGGAGCCTCTATTCTGAGCTGATGAAAAATTTATCCACCCGAAATAAACCGGATGGCAATGCTTTACTAAGCGTGGTTGAGCGCTTTATTACGGAAGCCCGAAAGAAAGCAGAAAGCACAAACACACCGGTTCCGGTCATTATTCATCAAAAACTCACCACACTGTCCGAAATGGTTGGCGGTTATGATTTCGCTAAAGTAATTGAGTGTTACTGGCAGGGTCATGAGCAGGATAATGAGGTTTTAAAATCGAATGCTATTCGCTGGCTGCGAGGCGAATACACCACAAAAACCGACGCACGGAACGATCTGGGCGTACGCGCCATTATTTCTGACGCCTCTTTCTACGATTCGTTAAAGCTGATGAGCCTGTTTGTCCGCCAAGCCGGGTATGCCGGTCTGCTGGTCAATCTGGATGAAATGGTGAATCTGTACAAGCTCAATAACAGACAGGCCCGGGTCGCTAACTATGAGCAAATACTGCGTATCCTGAATGATTGCCTTCAAGGAACGGCAGAGCATATTGGTTTTCTGCTTGGCGGCACACCGGAGTTCCTATTTGATCCGCGTAAAGGGTTATACAGCTACGAAGCTCTCCAGTCGCGGCTGGCGGAAAACAGCTTTGCCCAGCGAGCAGGAGTGATTGACTATTCATCCCCTTCTCTGCATTTAGCCAGCCTGACGCCGGAAGAACTCTACATTCTGTTGAAAAATCTTCGTCACGTTTATGCTAGCGGTAAAACGGATAACTATCTGGTTCCCGATGATGCGCTGACAGCATTTTTACACCATTGTAGTAATACCATCGGCGATGCCTATTTCCGCACACCGCGAAATACGATTAAAGCATTTCTAGATATGCTCGCCGTGCTGGAACAAAATCCGAACATTCACTGGTCGCAACTAATTACCAGCGTAGCTATCTCAGAAGAAAAACCCTGTGATATGGATGAAATATCTTCAGGAAATGATACCGACGAGGACGGTCTGGCCGATTTCAGATTATGATGAATGAATACCAGCGGCTGGATCCACGCATACAGAAGTGGATATATCGACAGGGATGGGCTGACCTCCGATCTCTGCAAAAAAAAGCGATCCCGCCGATATTAGCGGGGGATCGGGATGTGCTGATCAGCGCCGCCACCGCTGCGGGTAAAACGGAAGCCTTTTTCCTGCCCGCTTGCTCTGCTATCGCGGATATTCAGGACGGTTTCGGTATTTTATACATTAGCCCGCTTAAAGCTTTAATTAACGATCAGCACCGACGACTGGAAAGCCTGGGCGATGCACTGGAGATGTCTGTCACACCCTGGCACGGAGATGTGGCACAAAGTAAAAAATTAAAAGCAAAGAAAAATCCTTCCGGCATTCTGCTTATTACTCCGGAGTCGCTGGAAGCGATGCTGATCCGCAACACTGGCTGGTTAAAACAGGCTTTCGCGCCTCTTGCCTATATAGCCATTGATGAATTCCACTCCTTCATCGGCTCTGAGCGAGGTATGCAGCTCCTCTCTCTGCTGAACCGGATCGATCATTTACTGGGAAAAAAGGTGAACAATCCGACTCCCAGAGTGGCGTTAAGCGCGACGCTGGGAGAGCTGGGAAAAGTGCCATTATCCCTGCGGCCGAATCAGTGCCTGCCCTGCGATATCATCACCGACACTCAGAGCCATGCCACATTACAACTGCAAGTAAAAGGTTATCAAGAGCCGTTATCAACCACCGGGAAAGAACAGCTACTTCCGGCAGAGACACAAATCTGTCACGATATTTTTCGATTCTGCCGTGGTGATTCCCATCTGGTGTTCGCCAACAGCCGTAAGCGTACCGAAAGTATTGCCGCTACGCTCAGCGATCTCAGTGAAGCGAACATCGTTCCCAACGAGTTCTTTCCTCACCATAGCTCCCTGTCCAGAGATCTGCGCGAAACACTTGAGCAACGGCTTCAGAAAGGCAACCTGCCCACCACCGCCATCTGTACGATGACGCTGGAACTGGGCATCGACATCGGTAAAGTCAGTTCCGTAGTACAGGTCACTGCGCCACATTCTGTTGCCAGCCTGCGTCAGCGCATGGGGCGTTCTGGCAGGCGCGGCTCTGCCGCAGTGCTGAGAATGTTGATTCCCGAACATGAACTGACGCCGACGTCAGGCATTATTGATCAACTGAGGTTACAGCTAGTCCAATCGCTGGCAATGATACGTTTACTCATCGGCAACAAATGGTTTGAACCGGCCGATACCCGACAGATGCATTATTCCACACTGTTTCATCAGATTCTGGCAATCGTCGCGCAGTGGGGTGGCGTGCGCGTGGATCAGCTCTGGTCGCATCTCTGCCAGCACGGACCGTTTCAGAATATCAGTACTGATGATTTTAAAATGCTGTTGCGGCATATGGGGGAACACAATTTTTTAACACAACTCTCCAGCGGCGAGTTAGTACTAGGTCTTGAAGGCGAACAACAGGTTAATCAGTACACTTTCTATGCCGTATTCCGCACACCTGAAGAGTTTCGTATTGTCGCAGGCAATAAAACGTTAGGTTCAATTCCTGTGGATTCGCCATTAATACCTGAACAGCATATTATTTTCGGTGGACGACGCTGGAAAGTGACTGATATCGACAGCGATAAAAAGGTGATTTACGTCGAAGCAACGAAAGGAGGACAGCCGCCTCTATTTGGCGGTGAAGGCATGTCCATACATGATGTCGTCCGGCAGGAAATGCTCACCATCTATCGGGAGGGCGACTACCGGATTACAGTTGGTGAACGTAAAGCCGACTTTGCCGATACCGCTGCCAAAAATCTCTTTGACGAAGGCCTGTATAGTTTCTGTAGCAATAACCTTGCATCAGAATGCCTTATTCAACAAGGGCAGAATGTTTGCATTTTCCCTTGGCTAGGAGATCGAATCGTAAACACGTTATCGGCATTGCTGATTCATCGTGGTTTCAAAGCTGGAGCGTTTTCTGGTGTTATTGAGGTTGAAAAGACCACTGTGGCGGAGGTTATACAAGCGTTAACCAGCATGCTTCGTGAAGGTCTGCCATCCGAAACTCGTCTTGCCGAAAGTGTTCCAGAGAAATACCTTGAGAAATATGACCAATATCTACCCGAAGCATTGCTCACTCAGGGATACGGATTAAGAGCTTTCGATGTTGAAGGGACTGCTCAGTGGATACAAAAACAAATCCAGAAGACTCTATGAAAGATTAGTTGCCTAAAGAGATTATATAACTCTCACACATCCGCTCGGGTCAACGAATCTGAACAAATTATCATCACATTTCTACTTTGCACCTCCAACACTCTTAACATTTAACATAATATCCCTTTACATTAACTAAACTTGGTCAAGCGCTGAGATTTAAAGGCTAGCATGATGCTAACAAGTTATTAGAAACGGTGAAAAATATATATATAGAGGTTGACATTAAGACTTTCGATAATAAATATCATTACGCAATAATGAATGGCGATGAAATTCAATCCCATAGATATTCAAACTATCTTGAAGGGTAATACACTATCTGACCGGTGTTTTATTCGCCCTCATCCCGCTAATTTTATCTAGCCAGAGCTGGTTTTATCAGCCCACACTAGCGACAGGATTGTTTGCTGGCTTGATAAGTTTGTTTGTCCCATTTCTGATTATGCAGCCGGCATTTGGATTCGGTCTGGCTGCGTCAAAAACCCCAGTCCCCATGAAATCACGAACGATGAGCCTATTAACTCACACTTCTTATGGATTAGGGCTTTATCTCACAGCAAAAATTATAAACCTGGTAATATCATAACGACACCTGACGTTTTTATATTTTTCATGTATATAAAGGACGTTTCAATGAAAATCATAATAGAATAAATTATCAATCAGTTACCCCGTTAACGACCTAAAAAAGGATTAACGGGATCGGAAGGAAATTAATATTGTAAGCTAAAAATCTTATTGATAGGCAATGTTCTCAAACTTATCAACATCAACCATAGTAGCTTCATCTCTGGATACTTTGACCATTCGTCAATGACAATAATAATGTTATGGAATTGATACATAATTCAAATGCATCATCAATTGCTTTTTGCAATAATTATCCTTTAACTTTAGTTATATTTATATTTCAATGCTGTAATGAATCAAACTGGTCAAGATGAATCTGTTAATCTTGTATTTTCAATTTGAAATCGGGATGTTACTATTCAATATATTGACTCAATTATATTAGGAGTATTACCAATGCTAAAACCTATTGGAGTTGTCTTAATCTCAGCTATTTTAACAGGATGTGGAACTTTTGGCTCTCGTGTAACTCACGGCTATGAATGCAAAGTCTACCCAGCAACTCAATTTAATATACAAGGTATTAAGGAAGGCTACCCATTTTCAAGCCTGATAGACCTTCCATTCTCGATAATCACAGATACACTTATACTTCCGTGGGATATTCATCGTTTATATACTGATGAAATATGCAAAAAAACACACCTTTAAACTATGCTAAATTATATTAGCCAACACCCGATAAAATAAGCTAAACCGGATAATAACAGACAATGGTTAATTTAATTCCCAACGAACATTCTACAAAAACTGCTCCCGATGTATAGATTGATATCCAAGATTATGGAAGCAGTTCATTAAGTAGCTTTCAATATAATTTTTCTTCAACTCCAAGGCTAGAGTATATTAATTCCCCCCTGTAATAACGTATTAATTAATATCCTATTGCAAACCAATATGAGCCTAATTGGTCACGCCCAATTGTAGCATTGGTAGAATTAAATCCATAAACTACTGAATAGTTATCCGAAGGAACCCCATTGGCATAGACACTAACTTGCATAGATAAGCATACATTGGGAAAAGGTATTGGATATGTTACTGTAATTCTTCCAGCTCCCCCATTCGGATTATACCCCCACTGATAAATTATTCCGGTATCGCCACATTTCCACCAACCGTTTGCAGCTCTTAAGGCGGTGTTTTGAATGAGATTACTCATGGGTTCTCCTTAGTATTAATAATTAATCTTTTCTTCAAAAGAGATCTACCGACTAAATCATTTAATGCAATAGATTTAATTTCATAAATCATGCATTGATAATACACTTTAACTATAGTAGTTATTAAATGAAGTATGATGAATTATTTTTATCGCTAATAGTGATTAACCATTACGGAGTAATTAATATTAATAAATAATTTTGAAGACAAAAATATACAAAGCTATTTATTAATAATATTAGGAAGCTACCTTCCCACTTCCTACCGTTTTCCCTGCGTGATGTCCCATGTACCTGTCACATAAATATGGCCGCAGTAGTATAAACAAGAAAAATTTATCATAATTCTCACAATATCAATATGAAATGAATGTATTGCCATACAAAAAAATAGTAAAACAATATATTTAAATACAAAACATCAATAAACCAG